GCGCCATCAATGTCTACGATATCTAGGTTTGCGGTCCCGTCTACATCTATATCTCCTGCTAAGTCAATTCCTGCGGCACCAGCTAAAACCAAGTCATCAGTGGATGTATCCCATAGCATGTAAGCACTGGCTGTATCACCAAAGAATTTGACATCGTACCCTTGATCGTTAACACCAACCGTAATTGTTGAATCAACTTGTACCGCGCCATCAATGTCTACTGCATCTAGGTTGGTGGTGCCGTCTACATCCAAATCGCCATTAAAGTCTACGTTACCAGCCACGGTTAGTGTGGCACTCAACTCTAGATCAGCGAACGCATCCAGAACAGCCGCACCAGCACCAGCACCATCGGTAAACACTGCCGCAACATTGCCATTACCGATTGTAATGTTGGCCCCGGAACCCTGACTGATGATGATGTTCTGAGAGCCGCTTGTAGCGTTCTCAATGATCCAGAACTTGTTGATGGTGTTTGGTGCCAAGGTGATGGTACACGCTGAATCCAGTGTGCCCGTATACTTCATGTATATGGCTCTACCTTCGTCAGCCGCACCGTCTGCTATGGTAGTAGTATGCGTATCGGCGTTGGTCGTAATGGCTTCGGTGCCAGAACCAAAAGCATCTGCTATAAGCTCTAGGTTCGTGTTGGTGGAAGTGCCCCAAGTACCTGATTCGGCACCTGTAGCAATTTCCTTCAATCTCAAGTTATTAACGTATGTTGCCATTTTTTATTCCTAGATTCTTATGAGGGCACAACTTCCCAATCAGGCGTTTGCGAATCGGATACCCCAGACCATCCCGGTGTTTGTGCATCATCTACAGCAGCCCATCCCGGTGTCTGTGAATCCGACACCTCCGTCCATCCCGGTGTTTGTGCGTCATCTATCGCTGCCCAATCTGGTGTCTGAGAATCATCTATGATGCTCCATACATTGACTCCAGTTATTCCCGTTGTTCCCACCACACCCGTTACTTCGATATTCTGACTAACGCTCGTCGTAACGCTTCCTACCGCACTCGTTCCTGCCAGCCCCGTAACAGTGACACTCCCATCTCCTGTCACCGTTACCGAACTCAACCCACCAGTTGCAGCAATTCCGGTCAGGGTAACATTTGCATCAGCCGTTACCGTTACCGAACCAAGTGCGCTTGTCCCCGCCACTCCTGTGACTGTGAGATTCGCATCACCCGTTACTGTTACCGAACCAACCGCAGCCGTTCCAGCACTGCCCGTCACCGTAACACTAGACGTACCCGTTACCGTAACGCTTCCTACCGACCCCGTTGCCGATACCCCCGTGACGGAAACGGGGGCCGTTCCGGTTACCGTGACCGATCCTACCGATCCGGTGGCCGCCAATCCCGTTTCGGTAACACTAGCATCGCCCGTTACCGTAACGCTTCCAAGACCACCAGTTGCCGCTATACCCGTTACTTCAACGGGTACTGGCTCACCCCAAGTACCAGAACCCCAAGTAGAACGGCCCCAGCCTGTTACATTTGCCATGCTACGCTATACGAATAATCGCGTTACTCGCATCTGCCGCAGGAAAGGTGACCGTAAACGTACCAGCAGTGGCCGTTTTCAATGCACCAAAATCTAAAATAACAACAGACGCATCACCTGCATGACTATCATTAAAAATCATTGCACCCATAGCCGAAAACGTAGCAGTAGACCACGTAGTATCATCAAAATCAGTATAGGCGGTCGTACTACTTGTCGTAGGATCTACCCGTGTAAGTGAATTTCCTTTAGCAACGTAGGCAGATCCTGCATCATTAGTAATCTCATTACTACTAGTATACGCTGTAGTGGCGGCAGTGAATGAAGAACTATCTGTATATAAAGCCATTCTAAAGGTGTCACCGCCTGAATTCTTAAAGTTGTGACCAGCTTCCATTAATTCTTTCTTGAAAGAGGTACACATAAAATTTCCTGAAAATGCCATTATAGCTCCTCCACGAAGTTAGCCATATCGTTATGATCCGCCGAACGCAACAAAGTAACGACCCTGGAACGGTCTTCATTGATCGCTTCGTACATATAGTACTTTATGGCTTTATAAATGAAATCCCTAAACTCTACTGCCTGCTCCGCTATCAACGGATGTGCGTCCTTGCTTACGGACACAATCCGCTCAGACGCCCGCCTCGCCCAATGATCGGGTCCAAGCGTCGAGTTGCTCGTCGTAATGACGCTGACATTACCTATTTCCCCGTTGATCATTGAGCAGGCGTCATTTGCGGTGATATTCTTATAGTACCATCTCTGTATTCATCGACAGTCATGCGGCCTTCTGCCTGCATCTTCAGAAGATCCAGTGCTTCCTGATATCGCTGCTGATACAACTGCATCATGTCCGCATCACCTTTCATGTAGGTATATGCTTCCACTAAAGAGCCATAGAGTAGAACCGTATCGGCGTTCGTGCCCAACCATGAAGGGCTCGTGTCAACGATTGAGGCTGGCTGATAGTAATAATGAAGCTCCGTAACGAAATCGGCGTTAGGTGTAGGGCCGACGATAAATGTGTCACTGTCAAAAATACCGTAGTACTTAGGGACACCTTCCGTGGAAGCATTGGGATACGTCGATCTGATAAAGTTCGCGTCTTTGTTCAACAAAAAGATTTGATTGCTGGAGCTTGTTAGGGATAGCGACAACGGAAACAGAAAGTCCGTGGGCATCGACAGATATTGGTTACCATTAGTAATGGTGCCAGCGACATTCTTGCGGTTCACGGGCAGGTTGACTGAGCGATAGATACGCTGTTCAGCCTGCTTGATGAACGTGGGGATCGCAGCCACGAAATTCGTTTCCGTGTTATCGCAATAATCCTTGATGGCCGCAGTCAGTTCAGCGTAGGTCATGTGGTCACCGTCACGGTCCCGACTTGTCCATGTGCCACAATGTTGCCCGATCCACCCCCATTACCATTTCCTACGGGATTGAACGCAAACAATCTCCTGCTGATATCTTGTGACAAATCAGGGCGTGGATCCCTGATGGCCTGTGGATCAGCATAATCGCCAAGCCTGCCAAGAAAGTTCTGGGGCTGGTCCTTGTCTAGCATATCTCTGCCAACCATTAGACCTGTCATGCGGCCAGCCCTAACCTGCGGAACCAGATCCTTGAGCTTATAACGAAATCCGGTACGGTCGCAGAACCCGAACGCATATTTACCTTTGGCGAACTTGGCCATCAGCTATAGCCTCCGGGCACAAAATGCACCGAAGCACGGTCACGATCTTCCTGTTCTGCTAATTGCCATTGAAATTCATACTCAGCTTTAAGTTCAGCAGATCGAACGAACGCTTCGGGATATTTTTGTGATATGAGAAATGCCAAGCCGGATACGAGCGCCGGAAGAAAGCGGGCAGGGACATCAGGATTATTTGATCCTACAGCACCTGTATCTTCAATACGCCGAATTCGTTGATAAACGAATGTGTAATCTTTGTTGGGGGTGGGCCACAGATATACAACCGGAGCAGCACGCTGCTTGTCGATATACAAGTTTACGGGACGCCCTTCGGTGAGCTTATTCGGGATAGAGGAATACTGAGACACACTGAACCGCGAGATCGGCAGGTCGCTTTGCGACGTACCAGACCCATCGCGAATCCAATACTGAATCAAATCAACGGTATCGGAATCCATCGTGACCGTAGAGGTGCCCGCCACCAAGGTTTTGGTGCCCTGCTCTACAGTCCAGAAGTTAAGGCCGCGATTCACCCACTCAAGGCTCAGGAGATTAAGAGACCTGCGAGCCGTTTCGATATCGTAGCCCGTCTTCGACTGAAGGCCACATCTTTCAAACGCCTCTTCGATGACCTCTGAAATCTCAAGATTGAATGCTGTAGTTCCAGATGTAGCCATTAGGACCCTTTAGCTGCCTTTCTGCATACCTGATCCTGAAATTTTTCAACCTTTAGCGGCGTTAAAGAGCCATTGGATACCATGCCACCACTTCTCATGCGAGCCAGATCTGTTAGCCTCATCGCATTGCCCAGGGCTTTTTTGATCATACCGCCAGAGGCCCTGGTCTCGTCAGCAAACTTAC